TACTAGCACCTCCGCCGTTTTGAAGAGTAAACTCTATTACTAAGCCTCCTCCTACAGCTGCATTTCTTGTAAACACAACATCATTTACATTTCCTGCATCGCTTGAAGCTATGACTCTTCCAGCCTGACCAAAGTAAATTCTAGACTTAGCATAAGTAATATTTGGTCCTGTATCTCCAATAAACGTATATTCCATTTCTTCTGGAGATTCAGTACTAAACGCTGTAAACGTAGGTATGTCAAATTCTTGTTGTTGCTTAACACCATCGTGATCTGCCATCATTTTACCAGAGATAGTCATAGTTTGAACTTCTTGACGACCTGTGTTTATAGCTGTATCGTTTCCTGAAGAACCAGAAATAAGATCTATAGTTGTAAGAGGTATTCCTCCACCACGAATAGGAGACATATCTCCAGCAATAACTTCGTTAAGATCTCTTTTTGTCCAGTTATTTTGGCGATAGTTCCAAATTAAAGCTTCATCACATTCGCCAGTTATTGAATTCAAAGTTGGGTAACAAATCCAAATCTCATCTTGAGCCTTGTTTAAAAGAGTAAACAACTTTGTTTCATGCAGCGGGTTTAGGTTTTTATAAAAGTAATTTCTAACTCTGTTTGCTGCTACTGATTGAATATTTGCTGGATGTCCAGGAAAAGCGTATATATCATTACTACCTACAACTAGATGTTTACCGTCGTATTCAACAACAGCACCTGTAGTAATACAACCGTAGCTTTCTGTAACTTGAGTAAACCTAACAGGTAGCAGAGGATTATTAGTTAAAGACATGGAATGAATTGAACTATTTGTGTAAATGTACAAGCTACCTTGAATAGATTTCATTTCTTGAATTACGTTAGTATCAGACAAAGTAAACTCATCGGCAGTACTTGCTCCTGCAGCAAACGGGTTCCAGTTATTAGGAATAGCGCCTGTTACAGCAATGTCAGAAGTTCTTACAACACCTGATAATCTTCTAATAACGTCTCCAGAAACAGAGTCTATTTCAACTAAATCTCCGGCTACTAACAAGTTTCCAAAAGATCGTAACACTCCTGCTCTTACTTGAACTACGTTTCTAGAAATAATCTTAATACTTAATGGATCGTCTTGTACAAGCGAATCGATTGCAACAACAGTCGTATCTGAGGCTGCATCATTATATATCTCAAATTGATTTGAAGACATAGAGATTCCAGAAGTAGGTAAAGTACCTGGAACAAAGTCAGTACCGTTAGGAGTACCTGATCCGCTTGGCGTTCCTGTAACTACTGAATAGCTTGTTCCGTTAACGTCTACCTCAATATAATAATTAGCGAAATCTACTTTTTGACCTAAGTTAAACGTGACTCCCTGGTGAGTATCATAAATAATATTGATTGCTTCAATATCAATATTGTAAGAGTCCCAACCAGGCAACTCAGCAAACACAGGCACGTCATTCAAGACTGTATTGTTGATTGTATCTAAAATGTAATGAGGTCTATCAATACCGTTATTAATAATGATAGCAAATCCACCTGTAAAAGACGTATGGTGCCAAGACCCACGTGGACTAAACCCTTTATAGCCATCATCGTTGACTAAGGTTGGTGGAGTAACGTCTTTAAAATTACCTTCTTCGTCTTGCAAATAAACCCTATCAGCTATATGAACACCGTTACTGTTGTATACAGCCATAATAAAGATATAATAAGCAGAAAGCTCACCAAGATTCGGATTAGGCCAATACGCAAGGTATCTTGCAGGGCCAAAGGTCGTTCCAAACGCCGCGTATTCTGTTACAAGAACTGAGTCTTGGTCAGGAATAGCGTTCAATATAACTTCGCCAGTCATCTTAGACGCAGCGCTATCTCTAAATCTTACGTTACGAGCATCGCTGAACGCGTTAGGAGCAAGACCCGAAGGTGGAGCGTCTAATATTACACCAGCTGCGTCGAGCTGATTTATAGACACAAGTTCGTTAGCCATCATAAGCCTCCCATTTTCCGTCAGGACAACGTACTTGCTGCAGCTTTACTTTTAAAGACACAAAGCAGCCGCAGCGTTTACATTGGTTTGTTAGTTTAATATACTTGTCACATGACTTGCATATGTTAAATCTGTAATTCTCTATTTCTGGTGGAACAGTAGGAAGGTCTATTTTCATGCGCACTCTTTATGGCCAGTTGTCGGGTCGATAAAGCAAGCCTCTGCCTTTCCCGTTTCTTCAGCCATTTCCGCAGTCTCGCCAGTACTCGTCTCTTCCTCTTCCACGGCTTGCATGATGCCAAACCTTTTTCCACCAAGTCTGAACGTCGTACATCCTTTCGCCCCGCCTTTCCAGGCATCCAAGTAAACCTGTTTAAACTCTTCATACGATACGTCTTCTCCTACATTGCAAGTCTTTGAACAAGCAGAATCAATGTAGTGTTGAGCTAAAAGCAAAACAGCTAAATGATCCTGAACTGAAATGTCATTTGCTGTTCTTCCTTTTATACCTCTAGCATACGCATAATCCTCCACTCTTTCTACAATAGGACCTTCAAATGTTTGAATTGTTCTATCATAATAGTGACTAAACACAGGTTCGATACCACCACTTACGTTATCAGCTACGATACTAATAGTACCAGTAGGTGCAATACTAGTTAGGTGGCTGTTGCGTATACCATATTCACGTATCTCCTTTTTAATAGATGCGGGTAAAGTACGAATAAAGTTAGACTTTAAATATTCTTCTCTGTATAGTGGGAATGGACCTTTCTCCTTAGCGAGTCTTGCTGAAGCTCTATAGCAGCTATCTCTGAGAGAAACAAAGACGGACTCTGCCCATTCCATAAATTCTTCTGAAGCATACTCGTATCCCAATAACTCGCCAGCATTGGCAAGCCCTGTAACTCCAAGTCCCATACGGCGTTTGTTCTTTGCTTCGTCTGATTGTTCTTTAAGCGGGTAAATCGTACGGTCAATAACGTTGTCCATTGCTCGTACAACTTCCGCAATATCTTTCTTAAATTTATTAAAGTCAAATGTAGAGTCTCCTACATACTTTGTTAAATTAAAACTTCCTAATAAACACGCTCCATACGGAGGCAAAGGTTGCTCACCACAAGGGTTGGTTGCAGATATAGTTTCACAATAGTGAAGGTTATTCATCTCCGCAATGCGGTCAATAAACAACACACCAGGTTCCGCCCAATCCCAAGTCGACGACATGATTTCTTCCCACAATGTTTTTGCAGAAATGATCTTGTGTTCGATACCATTGAAGCGCAATGTAAAAGAGTCGTCGCCATCATTTGTTAAGGCCTCCATAAACTCATCTGTTATACCTACACTAACATTAAAACCAGTAAGCTTGTCAGAATTACGTTTAGCAGCAACGAACTCCTCAATATCCGGATGGTCAACCCTAAGAACGCCCATCTGTGCACCTCGCCGATGTCCCGAACTCGCGATGGTTTGGCATACAGCATCAAATATGCCCATAAAACTAACCGGCCCCGACGACTGGCTATCAAGTGATTTAATCCTGTCACCACGTGGGCGGATTTTAGAGAAGTCATAACCGATACCACCTCCTCTACGCATAGTCTCAGCTGCTTCACTGGCTTTCTCCATTATACTATTCATACTGTCTTCAATTTCACCAGATACAAAACAGTTATAGGCAGTAGTGATACGATTAGATCCAATAGCGGCTTGAACTCTACCAGCAGGTAAAAATCTCATGTTGCCAAGAATATCTTCTAATTGGTATCTATGTTCTTCACCATCACTTAAGGCTTTTGCAATGCGCTTAATCTTTTCATCAAACGTTTCGTTTTCTTGCCTATACTTCATCTTATCTATTTCTTGGGAGAGTGAGGTCTCCGGGCCTATGTATTCTATGTTGTGCATTTTAGCCTCTTCCTATTATAGTTTCGATCTGTAATAGGGGACACGAGACTAAATTGATTTCATTCTTTGGACAAGCCTCTCGGCTCTATTAGGAACTTGCCGATACCACTTACTATCTACCATTTCATCTGCTGCGGTGTTCCAATCACGGGCGTCTACACCACGTTTCATTCCTTTAAATTTAGATAGTCGTGGGTATCCAAGATTGAAGCACATATTTGCGATAATGAGCTGGGCTTCCTCTGGCAATTCATAAAAATCGGGATAGAGTTTTTCGCAGTCGTCAATTGTGATTTGTATATCCTGTTCGAACGCTTCAGCCACTCGATCGTCTGAGACAAATGTGCCAACTGGCTCTCCAAACTCCGGATCTTCTTCCCGTACGAGATGGCCGATGCCAAAAGTAGGAAGGCCAAGATGATCGAGATAAATTTCATGTTTGACTCCTTCGTCAAGTTCAAGATCTGCTCTTAATTTATCTACATTCATTACTTAGTAATTCCTTTAAACTTCTCAAAACTTCTCATGCCACCGAGTCCTAACATACCTAATAGCACAGTCATTAAGGTATCCATATCAAACTCCGGAAGATCGGCCGGTATAGCAACGTCTAAAACGGACATTGCAAACATTGTACAAGGTAGTCCAAGAAAATGCCAAAACAAGGCTAAGCCGCAAGACCAACCAACAAACGGTCGCCAACCAGCTACAAACATATTTCTACTTTGTGCTTCTGCTTTGTTTATTTCAAGTTGTCCTTTAGCCAGCTCTTGCGCATGACGCTCAGCCATAGTAGCTAAGTCATGAGCTAATTTTGCCTTTTGATCTTTATCTTCTATAAACTTATCTAGTAAAGCGGTTGCAGGTCCAATAAGCGCTTGTATCATACTGCATCTCCTTTTGGTTTTACTTCGTGACAACGTGTTCCAGCTGGCTTGAATGGTGAGTCTATAATAGATAAATCATAAACCATTTCTGCAACACGATGCTTACACTCGTCAACAGTAACATAAGGGCCATAAGTGTCTGCCGCCTCTAAACATTGTTCGTTAATGTCACCGTTTATACATATTAATACTAGCGCCTCAAACATTGCATCCTCCTATTTTGAGATAATTAAAACAAGAATAAGAAACAACGCTACTAACGCGCTTACTACTACAGCACCGATTTTTACGTTTTCAATTAACTCTTCTTGTTTTAATAACGCTTCTTTCTTAGCTTGTTTTTCAGCCTCTTTTATTTGTTGTATCCTCTTTGCTCGTTCATCAACAATAGATTGCCAAGTTCCTGGACCAAATCTCATGTCAATCATAGTTCTCATTTCATTTATTTTTTCTTGAGCAAGCCTAGCATCTATAACCTCTTGTGCCACTGACTTCAGACCTAATTGGTCGCCAATACCTCCAACGCCAGATGATTTAGCCCGCTTTTGTTGTACTTGTTTTTCGCCCTCTAAAAGATTATCTACATGAGATGCTATCTCACCGATATCTTTGGCGGTATTGATTGCTGATTTAATGCCCTCAACAGCACTCTTTACCAAAGCTATTCCAGCCATGGTTTCAGCTATCATTTATATATATTTCAACCTCACATTTTCATCATTAAAGTAAGGGCAAGTCCAACAATTACTATCGTTGAACCCATAATCATCGCTTCAAGACGCCATAAGCGTTTATCTAACGATTCAAGTTTTTCTTGTACTGCGCCGTATCTTATAGCGCATTCGCGTTCGTGGGCCTCCAGTTCCTTTTGAACGGCTTCAGCTTCTAAAGTCATGTTAACCTCCAAAGGAAACCCAAGAGACCATGAAGATCTCTTGAGTTTATTATTATTACCGTTAAGCTTGTGATTCAGACCAAGATATTCTTGACGTAATGTTAAACGGATTTGTATTGCTAACTGTAGACGGATCTTCAGATAGTTTTGCAACTACCGTTAAAACGTCTGGCCCGTCTGGAAATACGTTATCACCGCCAAGTATAGAGTTACCTAGCGTAGTAGTTCCAATAAGACTTTGATCAGTAACCAACGCGCTACGTCCTGTAGTACCAACACCACCTTGCGCTCTAAATTCAAATATATCAATACCACCACTAATTGTATCTTGGTTAGTATGATAAACAAGTTGACTTAAGCTTGGGTTTTGTACTCGTTCCCACGCAGTATTAGTAGTAAGACCATTAAGTCTTAGAGTTATTTCTGCGTTGTGTGTAGATAGAATACCTACCGAGTTCAAAATTAATTGCATACGGTTAATAATCTCTCTTTCACCTAAGAAACCAGGAGTATTTGTATCTACCGAGGGAGCTAATCGAATACTAATTAATGGTACATCGTAAACAACAGGCGCACCAGTAGTTGCTACAGTAACAGTATAGTTACTTACAGTTCCTGCGGTTCCTGTTGGTGATTGATTAATTAGCATTAAGCTCCTAACATCTTCAGTACTTGATGCACTAGCACTTCCATATCTTGTTCTTAAACTAACTTGATAAGGCTGATTAGGTAATCCAAAGTACGAATAAGGATTACGCGTATATGTGTTGCTATTTACACTTGCTCCAGCAATTATCTTGTTAGCCGGAACAGAGTTATATAAGAAGCTCGGAGTCTCGATTAACAACGCTCTACCCATATTATACCATCTATTATTAAAGAAATAATAGTAATCGCTTTGGGTTTCTGCTCTTGCCGATACAGTAACGGTTGAGCTGCCAGTTAACTGAATATTATTACTAGCTGCAGTAAAGACATAAGCATTATCAGGATCAAACTTACCATCCATGATAACTGAAGTACCCCAGTGTGCTAGGGCTGGAACATAAGTTGGTGTACCTACATTCTCAATTTCATATCTAGCAGGCAAATTACCTGAACGTAAATATGCTTCGTTCTTATGGTTATTATGCACAAACTCGTGTACATAAACAACACGGCCTCTTTGGTCTTTAAACCCAAATCTTACTTTACCTGCACCATACCAGCTATAATCAATATAAGCCATTTGAATAC